TCACCACCCCTGATAATTAAAAGGAGCTATAATTATGTTAAACGAAATTACAAAGAAAATCAACTGCAAAGAATATCTGAACTCGCTAGATTGCTGGTACGGAATTAGACCAAACGGTGAAGAGTATTACACGGCTTACTGGTTCATGAAAGATTCTGACGGAGTGTCATCCGTTCCATATGCAGGAGACCTTGAAAACGGTGTGCGCATTGGAGCTTTTGAAACTAAAGAGAGCGCAATTAAAAAGATAAAGCTATCTGCTGCACCTGATAGGGCAATAGTATTATACGAGCGTGAGAGCTTAGAAGCTGGCAGTGATTTATACTTCTCATTCACACCACAGGAAATCATAAAGGCGGCTTAATAAAAAACGAGGGAATTCCCCTCGTTTTCTCTTGCTTAAAAATAACTCCACCCTGTAGCGCCTATCTCTATTCCTACTTGGGCATTAAGCATTATAAATATAATACCGTCCATCAATGCGTTCATTTCTTTTCCACCTTTCCGCTTTTTGCATCAAAAATTAATTCGCTATCTCTATACTTATCCACAAGCTCGCTAATGTTCGCCATACTGAGATTGTTCTCATGCATTAACGCTAGGATTGTTTTTTCGTTGATTGCTACCTTTTTTCTATCTAGCATGAGCTGCCTAGTGAGCCTGTTTATATCTTTTGTTTTGATTTCAAGAGCATTCTCATAATTTTCTTTGAGCTTCTTTTGGTTATTCTTTTCTCTAGCTAATCTCCAAACAAGCGTTGATATTTGATTCCTCATTTCGTCCGCATAAACCTCATGTAATCTTAATTCTAAGTCTGGGGAATCTTGATAGATTTCGTAGCACTCAAAAAGCCTTTTGGCGTACCTGCATTCAGTTCCGCCTTCTTCACACTTCTCAATCTGTTTTCGGTGCTTTTTCTTTGTATCAAAAAAATGCATGCAACCTTCACACGTGATTGTATTTTCTTTATGCGCCATAAAAAAAGGGCATTTAATGTAATAGCTCATCATTCCCTCCTCATTCTGATTAGCACGCTAAACCCGAGGCCGTCCCCTGGATCTTCCGAAAAGAATCCGACCTGCCTGCCGTCGTGTTCAACTATGCAATCTGTGAATACGTATTTAGTTTTATTATTTTTATTTATTAACTTTGAAATAAATCTTCCGTCTCCTGGATCGTTTATGATTCTCTCTACCTGTCCCCTTGTAAATGTTCTATCTGATACAATCGGTTCTGGTTTTTTTAAACCTAAAGAACCGCCCCAGCATCTTTTGCTCTTTCCTTGCCTTGCCATGTATAAGGCTTTTCCTGTAATTCCTGTTTCACTGAATCTCAATTTATCTGTATTGCAGTATCCAGCTTTCCACTTCTTTTCTAGAACGTCTCTATCTGCCCCTTTAAAAATCATGTGGATGTGACATCTTGCTTTTGAGCCTGTATCATCTCCTTTGTGATTTGAGATCACATATACAAACTCAACATCTTCTTTTCCACGCTTCGCCATTTCATATCTGACACGGCGCGCGTAGTTCCTAACATCTCTTAACGCCTCATCTCTGTTAGCCGGAAGATGTGCATCATCGTATGTAGCATCTACGCTGTAATCACCTTCGCTAAAATTAAGATTGCATAATCTCGCAAAATACCTCTGTGCTCTTTTAGAGTTGAGATTCTTTTGTGCCGGTGTAGATTCTTTTACCTTCCTTGCTCTCTCATATTTTCTTTTTCTTGGCGATACATTAAATATTTCTATTTCTTGATAATTTCCGCAGTTATATTTTTTAGTTCTAATCATATCTATATTTTCGCTAACTTGTTAATACTCAATTGAACTTTTAAACCAGCTCGCGGCTGGTGATTGTTTTCTCGTTTTTTATGTTTTCTTCTTATATATATGAGGCGGCGAATATGACTACTTAATTATGTTGTGCTCTTATATGTATATTTATTTTCAGAAAGGATCTTTATGTTCGCCGCCGTCATAGCAATTTAGTTATATGAATATCCAGTATAGGATCACTAGGCATCCTGCAGAGATAAGTAAGTCTGCTGCTAGATATAGCTTGTTTGCTTTTTCCGTTTTGTTTAGCGCGGTGAATAATAGCGCGTTAACTCCTGCTATAATTCCCAATATCCATAATGTAAGTATTAAGTCGATCATTGTTTACTCCTATATATATGAAGTAGCGGACGTTGGTTTGAGAGATTATCATTTTTACATCATTGTTTGCCTTATAAAAATAACTTATGGTGTCCGCTACTTACATAACGTATTGTTAGATTTTGCCAATTCCTACTTGTATGGAATTGGCAGTGGCATCCATGCAGTAACTTCATCCACATTCCCACCTGTGCCGGACAAATAAACTTCCCCACTTATAGCTTCGTCGAATGCATCTATCCATACATCAATTCCGTCTGTTACGATTACATCTTCGTTATATTCTGGTAAGTTTTCGATTATGTACATCCAGTTATGCTTGATGTACTCTTCATCTTCTGGTGTTAGTTCTTTGAATATAATTTCTTTCCATTCTGGGATTTTGTCGTAAGCCTTCATGGTCTTGCGCTCCTTTTTTTACATTTCAATACAAACGTTCTGCCACTTCTTGTAGGCGTCAAGATAGCACTCGTTCTTGTCTCCGTTGTAGGTGATTTCATAATACATACCGTCTGATACGTTTGTGCTAACTAAAGCCTTTGCATTTTGTAGGGTTTTACAGAACCAAACAACAAATACATCATCTGTTGTGATTTTTCCGTTCTTATCAGTTGATTGCGCTCTATCGTTGTAGTAGTTTCTTACGAGCTCTTTGCATTTTTTTATAAATTTTCTTTCGTCCATAATTTCTCTCCTATTGCTTTGACAATTCCAATCGTTACTCCGTTACCTGCTTGTTTGTAAAGCTGACTATCACTATTTACAAATTCTGCTTTTTTCATAATAATTGTCTGCCCACCCTTGGAGGCGAAAACTTTCTCTCGGTGTCAGTTTTCTAATTGTGAGATAGCAATTGTATTTCTCGCTCCACACCGCCCAAACGTCTTTTTCTTCATCCGCCTTTATCGCAATTCCGTGTTGGTCTTGCGTTGTCAGGGTAAACATATCTTCCCCGGCTTCCTTGCACCTTCTCCCGTTTTGGCGCTTCTCTTTTCTAAACGGTGTTAGTACAGGAATTGCAATTGCTGTGGCCTCGTTTCTTCTGTTTGATACTCCGCGATCTTTCGTCGTAAGACAGTTCGCAATTTGCAGCTCTTGTAATTTGTTTGATGATTTATCAACGCCAAATGCGTATAGTCCTGTTTTTGCGCCAACTCCGCCAGCTTGTGCGTTCTGCGTGCAAGCGATTCCGTTGCTGTCATATACTCGGTGCGCCTGCGCTCCGCCAATTAATTGCCTTGTACTATTTTCCCCGCCATTTCCCGTGATAGGAAATATTTTTCGTCTACTTCTTCCTCGATAACATCCAACAACGTATATGCGCTCCCGGTTTTGCGGAACGAACCATCTCGAGTTGATATTTTGCCACTCGAGATCGTACCCGAGTCGGTCCATTTCAACGACGATTGATAAGAAGTCAAGTCCTCTGTTGCTAGAAAGCATTCCCTTAACGTTTTCGTAGATAATCCATGTGGGTTTATCTTCTTCTTCGAGCTCTTCCAGGATTCTAAAAATTTCTCGTACAAGGCTGCTTCTTTCTCCGTCAAGCCCTGCTCGCCTGCCTGCGATTGAAAAGTCTTGGCATGGTGCTCCGAAAGTCCAGCAGTCAGCTCTTGGAATATTGGTAGAGTTAACTGCTCGAACATCTCTTGCGTACCATTCTCCATTGAGGTATCCATCTTTCAAAATCTCCTTCTGTCTTTTCTTTTTATCCAGTTCGCCAAGGCGAGCTCGTTGCTCTTCCGTTATGGTGTGCATAGATCTGTAGCTAGCTTCTGCGAATTTATCAAACTCGCAGTGCCCTATGCATTCATGCCCCGCGAGTTCTAAGCCTCTTGTGAACCCCCCACTCCAGAGAAAAAGTCTATAAATTTCATAATTATGACTCGCAATCTTCTTTTAACCAGTGCTCTATTAGTGCTTCACACATTTCTACATCATTAGCGCAGGATTCACATTCTCTATCACAAACCGTAAACTCTGTTTCGCCATCGCTCACCTTGCGCAAGAATTTAGCAAGTTGCCATGTTTCCATTTCTTGGATTAGTTCATAATTAGTCATCTATACCTCATTTCCCCAGCAGTCCCAGCCTTCAAGTTCTTCTCTTGCAAATAGTTCTATACGTGACACATCTCCGAGAAGCTCAACGATCCGTTTCCTTGCTTCGTGAGGTTTTTCCGAGTGTCTTTTTATTTTTTCTTCAATCACTTGATGTACTGCATGTGACCTTACAATTTCTTTTGCTTTCGTTTTCTTGCTAATTCCCAGCAAGCATACTTCTGCGTTCGCCCTTGTGTATGCTCCCATACCCCAAAATAAAGTGTCAGATATTTTATTCTTCTTTATCCAGACAAAAGCAGCTGTTTTGTAGGTGAATCCCCACGCCTCTAAAACCTTAATTGCCTCACTTATGTTCGGGAATGTTGCCCACAAGAAGCACACTGTTTTATCTGTGCATATATTCCTTATGGGCAGGTTGCATATTTCTTTCGTCGGCATCGTATTATAGTGCTGCTTTGCCATGCCTCGCGGTTTCACCCCCCCACTCTGCTTGTATTCCCAGGGCGGATCTGCGTAAATCACGTCGTATTTTTTATCTGCATCAAAAATATCTACCTTCATTAATAGTTCCCTATCATGAATTTTGCTAACTCCTGATACTCATCTTCTGTTAGCATTGCTCTTTTAAGCGGTGTTCCGTCTTTGTCAAAGGTCCTTATTTCATATCCTGGTTCTTTTCCGTACCAAGATATTTTTATAAGCTTCTTTTTTCTGCCCTTACTATCTGTCGATAGCGTGGCTAGCTCTTCTATGATTTTGTAGTCCATTTGCTATTCCTTATTAACTGTCTCTTTAGTGCGTCAGCGCACGCCTTGCATAAAACGTGTACTTCTTGCTTTCCGTCTGAACTTTCTAATGCAAGTATTTCTCGCTTCTCTCTTGCGGTACCGCAGCCGCAAAGTTCACAGTAGTTTATATTCATTGCTTCTCCTATATGTAGTGCACATCAATTCCATACTGCCTAGCTGCCGTTTCTTCAATTCGGCAGCCTCTGGTGGAAAGCCAATCATGCGCGAATACTGCCATATCTGCAGTAGATAGTAGTTTTAATGATTCCGCCAGATAGTATAGTGATTCCGATTTCACGTTCTTATTTTTGATTTCTTTTTCAACCTTGTTTTTATCTAGCACCGAATCTATAAATGTAGCAGCAGGATTAATTTCTCTCTTAATTCTTTCTTTAATCATTGTTCTTTCTGCAGCTATCTCTACATCTGTTTTGCCAGCCATCGGCTGCGAGATAAAAAATAGTTTAGGTAACTTTGTGTTTAATTTTTCTTCAATGTACGCATCCATTGTTATTTCATCGTTTGTTTCGTAACTCATGCTTATCTCCTTAAAACATTTCTGGTTCTTCGCCTTCCCTGGCGCGTAGTTTGTCGTATTCTTCTTCTCTAGCGTTTATCTCCGCTTTTAGGTTTTCATTAACTTGTTCAATCATCCTTCTTGTTGTAATGCTTACTTTTTTAGCAATATCTTCATTTTTAGAAATTGTTCTTTCGGCAGCTTTATTTGCATATACCAGCATTCGCATTTTTTCTCTTCCTGCTGGATCGTAGGTGCAGCGCCAATCATTACAGTATTCGCATTCATTACAACATTTACCACAGATGGTACCTTTAATTCGCCTGCACCAGCGAAACGACCTGTTGTCATTTGGTGCTCCGTGTTCATGTCCGCACCTGTCACACACACATCCTACGTTTACCATCTTTTCCTATCTACTTCCTCTAAGATTCCTGTTATTTCTTTTCTAACTTCCTCTAGCTCCTCATAAGTCATTCTGAGGTAGCCATTTGATGCACTCAGAATTAAGAATTCATCTTTATTTGCTACATAAGCGATCCCTTTTTGCATAGACTCATATGTTAATGTGTCGTCTATTGAATCTGCCTTATGTAGGATTTGATTTACATTTAGATTTATATTTGGGATAGTTGCCTCAGCTTTCCATCTACTCATAAATAGTTCCTTCCTATAAGGATCATCCAGTCATTACGCGCTTGCTCTCTGGTCATTCCTTCGTCTATCTTTTCTTCTTCGTATTTCTTTTGATAAAAGCGTCTTAGTTTAATGTTCTCTTCTTGCGCCCACTCGCTACAGTTCATATGTAGCTCTTCGTGGTGCTCGTGGCACACGTCCACTTGAAAGCCTAGATCTATACTTATTTGACGGTTAGACCCTCCGAAAATTTCGTGCCTTTCTGCGTAGGGTTTTCCGCAATATGCGCAAAATCTACTTGCTTTATCCTTATATCCGTTTTGCTTCTTCTTTTTCTTCCTGGTCTGTGGCTTTGGAAAAGCACATGTTTTGTAATACTCCATCATTTGGTTAGTCTCCTAATCGAATGTAATTGTTTGTAATTCTTCATCGCTCCAAGGTTCTATATTTGACAACACACTTTTTTCTTCGCATACTTCTAGTCTAGGTTCTTCATAATCAGTGAACTCTCTAGTAATAGCTGATTCGGATACAATTCCTTTAAAATATTTTCTTCGTCTTTCAATATCCATGTCGCGCCTCTCTTTGTACAGTCACCTTGCCATCTATGCGTTTGAGATTTACATATCCATCTGATGTTGTTATTTTCGCTCCTGCAATCGTGCCGCTATCGACCATTTCATGCGCTAGCTTAATCACTTTGATAATGCAAGGTTCAATAGGTTTAAACTTATTCACGTTTAACCTCGCTTTTATCTGCACCCTAGCGCATATAGGAATATGTGCAGCATAGGGAATAGCAGCGCTAGGCAGATAGTTCCGATTAGATTTATTACCTGGAAGTTACCTTCCTCGTCCGAAAATATGGCTTTGAATAACTCTTTATTGCTCATTACACACTCCTGTTCTTGTAGATTTTGTCTGCTACATCCCCTGCAAAATATTTCTTGCTTCTTCCATCCGGCAAGCACTCAACGCCATTCATTAGGTCTCTTACACTTGCACGGCTAATTTTTAGATATCTTGATATATCTGATATAGTCGGAAAGCTACCATATTCTTTTTTAAGATCGTTTAATATTGCTTGCCTATCCATTTTTATTCCTCTTCGTGTTTGGATCTTTCTACATCGAATCCATCTGGGTATCTTAGCTTTAACTTTGCTAGGTTGAGTTTTGCAACTGATTCTAGCGGTACACCTGCGTTATATGCGGTGACGGATAAGTACCAAAGAACATCGCCTAGTTCATCAATTAGTTCTCCCACATCTGCATCGTGCTTTCTAAATGTAGCCTTATTGATTTTGCCGACAACTTCTCCGATTTCTTCGCACATTCCCATCACGGATTCAATTACGCCTACTTCTTTTCCTGTTCTCAACGTTTCGTGCTGATAGTCGTTTAGCGTCATTTTCTGTTCATAGTTAATCTTTGCGATTAAGAATCTCGGTAGTTCTTCTTCCGGGATATCCTGGATATCTACGCGTAGTGCCTTATCTCCGTATGACAGTAGGACTTCGTCCTTATCTGGTGTAACGATTATCATATCGAGGTCCTTGCACGTATCCATTGCGTGTAGGGTGTCTCTTATTGCTGTACAGATAACTTGTCTTGTGGTGTTTGTATCCATTATGTTTTTTCTCCTATTTTTTTGAGTTGTTTAATATATAATCTCCTTACAGGCTATCGGAGTAGCTGAGTTTTTTTAGAAAGGAGATATTCTTATGGTTTACATGATCACATATGATTTAAATAGCACCGGTCAGCGTTACAGCGAATTAATTAGTGCAATCAAGGGAGCTTCAAATGGGCGTTGGTGCACATATTGGAAGTCCTCATATCTAATTCAGAGTCCGCTAAGTCCGTCTCAAATCGCTGATAGGTTAAAGCCTTACCTTGATTCCAATGACAGGCTCATTGTCATTGAAGTAAAAAGGAATTATGAAGGTTGGCTAACCGACGATGAGTGGAGCTATATAAACGATATGTTTTAAGGTTTAGGGATTGATTTTTTTGTGTTATCTATGATCCCGTTACTTGTCTCGGGATACCATTTGCCGGATTCGTCCGGCTTTTTCATTGTTGCGTTTGTTCTATAAACGTCTTCAACTAATCGTTTAGCTTCGTCTAAAACCTCGAGGGTTAGCGACCTTGATATCATATAATCTCGAATAACGTTTGCTAGTTCTCTGGATTCTCTTTCTTTCCACCCCTTGTGTGTTTTTGTAGTTTCCATTTCATTTTTCCCTACACATCCAGAACTCCTATTAGCCGTTATTTCTTCAATTCTTTTTTTGGCATTGTGTAACTCTTCCCTTGTACGAGCTAGTTCAATCTTGGTTTTTTCTAGCGTTTTTTCTGTGGCTCTTAATCTGGTAATTAGTGATTCCATTTCACTTTCCTTTCTTAAACCTCTTCAGCTCTCGCTCTTCCTATACGGTTAAACCGTAATTTTAAACTAAAAAAATAATGTCGTTGTAACTTATCTGATATACCTCTTCAATCTTTTTGAGAATAGGGATATCTGGATAGCTCTTCCCACATTCATAATTTGACAGGGTGTCTGGGCTAATTCCAATCAATTTAGCCGCCTCAACCTGTGTGTATCCTCTTAAAGCTCTAACTGATTTAAGCGTCAGTTTATCATTTTTCAACTTGCTCACCTCGCTTCTTCTTCATTTGATAATTGGAGTATATTACGGTTAAACCGTCTTGTCAACGGTTTTTTCGTAATTTTTTCAAAATTTTATTGTGTTTTTTACGAGATTAGCGTATTATTTTCATATCAAATGGAGGTGGATAATGAGTACACAATTAGGCAACAAAAAAATAATGGCAAAAAACATTCAGTACTATATGGATTTGTACAACAAAACTAGAAATGATATTTGCCAGGATCTCGGAATAAAATACACCACCTTTACAGATTGGATAAAGGCAAATACTTATCCAAGGATAGATAAAATTGAATTGATGGCTAATTATTTCAATATAGAAAAATCTGACCTTATAGAGGAGCACAACAAAGAATCTGTTCAATCAGATCGCCCTCTCCCATCGAATATCATTCTGCCTTCAGCGCACAAGCTCCCTATTATGGGTACTATATGCGCAGGAGATGGTGTTGTATGCGAAGATGATTACCAGGGTACGTTTATAGTAGATATAGATGTTAAAGCGGATTACTGCCTGAAGGTACACGGCGACAGTATGATTGGTGCCAATATCTATGATGGAGATATCGTCTTTATTTCAAAATCTTATGATTTTGTTCAAGATCAAATATATGCAATTGAAAGATTAGATTACAACGAAGCTTCTCTAAAGAGAGTTACGCAGGATGGCGACACGTTGATACTTAATCCTTGTAATCCTGAGTATCATGCAATGGTTACTGACTACGAAGAAGTGAGAATAATCGGGCGATGTGTCGGTGTGCTACATAAATATGTATAGGAGGTTTATATGGAAGGTTTTGGGAACATTATTTTATACGAGATGGAAAATCACCAAGAGACCGTTTCTGTTACATTTAAAGATGAAACATTTTGGTTAACTCAAAAGGCTATGTCTGAGTTATTCGGTTGTTCATCAGATAACATATCTTTGCATTTAAAAAATATATTTTCTGAAGGCGAATTAATAAAGGATTCAGTTACCGAGAAATTCTCGGCAACTGCTTCAGATGGGAAAAATTATTTAACGCAGTTCTATAATCTCGACGCTATTATTGCTGTAGGATATAGGGTTAATTCAAAGCAAGCTACTCGTTTTCGCCAGTGGGCAACTGCCACGCTTAAAGAATATATTACTAAAGGCTTCGTACTAAACGACGATATGTTGAAGAACGGAAAGCCTTTCGGTAAGGATTATTTCAAAGAGCTTCTCGAAAGAGTTCGTTCCATTCGTGCCAGCGAAAGAAGAATATATCAGCAAATAACTGACATATATGCAGAATGCAGCATAGACTACGATAGGCAGTCCCCTACTACAAATGATTTCTATGCTATGATTCAAAACAAATTCCATTATGCCATTACTGGTAAAACCGCAGCTGAAATCATATATTCAAACGCTGACCATACGAAGGATCATATGGGACTTACTACTTGGAAAAATGCTCCGGATGGACGGATATTAAAAAAAGATGTTTCTGTTGCAAAAAATTATCTTTCTCAAGAAGAAATACGAAGGTTAGAAAGGACTGTTTCTGGATATTTTGACTATATAGAAGATTTAATTGAGCGTGAAAATACGTTTACGATGGAAGAGTTCGTAAATAGCGTTAATGCGTTTCTTGCATTTCGCAAGTATGATATTCTGCACGACAAAGGAAGGATTTCAAATAAGGCAGCTGTTAACAAAGCTAATGAAGAATTTGATATATACAATAAAAATCAGAAAATCTTTTCGGACTTTGATAAGGAAATAAAAAAACTTAAATAACACTGCGTATTATATTTGCAATTAAACCATAGCGGTAACCTCACCGCATTGGTTATTGCTCGTGATTTGCTCGTGATTTTGTCAATTTGGTATTGTGCTTCGTTGGCTAAATGCTTGAATTTCAATGGATATATTTTTTCTTTATGCTCGTGATTTGAAAGGTGGTATTAACATGGGTAGCACATCAGAGAAGATTAAATGGGCGTTATTTGATTACA